CTTTTCATTTACACCTCTTTCAAGTGTTATCTTTATCGTGTTCTCTTCGCATTCATATGAATAAATTAATTCTCCCGTGTCCCAACGTAAAATGTCAATTTTAATCTTCATGTCATTTCTCCCCATCAAATATAATATCTACGTAAAGTTTTAGGAAACCCGTCTATATATTTAAAACGTTCAACCCGTTGGCTATTTATATACCTGCTATTACCATCAGACGCCGGCGTTAAATTAACCTCTAAAAATGTGCCGTCTGATAAATCGGTTTGGGATAATTCGCCTATGTTCCCCCAGGATTCACTTCGCAAAACTTTTAATGCTTGCTCTAGTGTTAGTCCTGTTAAATTTTGATAGACCGCAGGTTCTGGCATATGATCGTAACTGCCAGTACCAACTACTGTTAAATTTTTCATTTTGCCTCCCCCTAAATTTATTTATTATCTTCGTGTTCCAATTGAAGATTAACCAAAGTTTTTCTTATGACTTGCGAAAATGGAATTTTATTAATCCCTTTACATAATCTTTTTTCAAGATTTTCAATAATTTTTCGCTCACCACCAGAGGCGCTAAAACTAAAAATTCTCGTATGGTTTTCCATAATAGTTTTCATTTTAATTTTTCCTATTTTATGAATAAATGTATTGACCTTCAAATGGTCCAAAATCGCATAATTCTTTGTGGATATTATGCATTGGAATTAAATTTATTTTTTTCAATTCTACTACAATTTCGTCTATAGTATCAAAAGATTTTTCCCATACCCTATCCATTCCATTATAACGGAATGATAAATTTTTAAGACTGTCTTTAATATCATAACTATTAAAAATCTTTACACCAAATTTTAAATTATTAATTCCAACAACACATACAATGGCTGTCGGTATATCAAATTTTAACGGCATATATGGTGTTGATTCACATTTTTTTAATGTGTTAATAATTTCTTCTTTTTTAGCATTTACAATTTCTTTATAGTCTTCCATTTTGTTTTCCCCTATTGTTGTTGTCCCCAACTATTAATAAAATACAATAATTTTTATTAAAAGTCAAGTCTTTTTTTTAAAATGAATAATTATAAAACAATAAATTTGCCCTATGTCTTTATTTTTACTATAATTACGTAACATAAACTATTTTTCGTTGGACATTGTTTTTATTAAGGTTACGCCACATAAAAAAGATCACCTATTATTTTAATTATTTTTAATAAAATTTAATAACAACCGATTTGATTTTAAAATTATCGTTGCTTATAAGCCATTATTTTGCACGCCTTATCTATTTGTTTTTATTATAGTTATGTAAAATCGTATAATTAAGCCTGGTTAGCAGTCAATAAATTTGAATCAATTTTGCTTTAAAATGGATGGCTTTCTTGTAACTCTATATTTTTATTATAGTTAACCGGTTACGTAAAAAGCTCATAGAGCCGTTTTAAGGCACTTAAAATAAATGGCCTATGTATTTATATAGGGTGTATGTAACGTGTTTTAAAAAGATCAACAAAATCAAATTATCGGTCTGATCGATCATATAAAAAAGCCCCCCGGCACAATATACAGTCCGGGGGTACTCGGAGGAAATAGCGAGGTACTCAGAAGAAACGACGAGGGGGAGACTCGCCACTTTAGTGAGGAGGAGGCCCGCTATTTTCGGGAATGCAGCTTAGTCTACAATTTCTTTGATTGCCTTAAGTGAAAACTGTTCAATGAGTTTCCATATTTCACTTTTCGTCAACTCTCCCGGGGTGTCGTCGTCTTCTCTCAATTCGGCCGCTACGCCCAGAAGCAACTCGCCAAAAACTTCAAAAATCTCATCATTCTTTAGTGCCATGATTCTTTCCTCCGTTTATATCTGTGGCTTATTTGCCACTATTCTTAGTAACTTCATTATGAAATTACCAATTACTTTTATTATTTCATTCCAATTAATCTTATCACCTGATGTCACGCTGTTTAATTTTTTACTACCTTCATGCGCCAATGCTACACCACCAATCAATGAGGCCACGCCGAACAATACACCTCCGAGAGGAGCGTTACCTGTTAGCAATGCAATGTTACCGCCTATCGTTAATATGACAGAGGTTATTCTTTTCTTGCCGTTTAGCCACCACCATGCCCGGTTATACCATGTTACCTTAAGGCTGTCATCTACTTCATACGGCAGTTCTTCACAGCCTTCAATTTTCATTCTGTCCGGCCGCTTCTTAGCCCTTATAGGCGGCACGTAATGTTTCATTGTACTCATAATGTGGTTTGTCCTTATGCTTCTTCCAGTTGCCACCCCAAACCCCGCCGATGCTTTCCCAGAAAATACCCATCAACTTATATAGTACATGGTCATAATTGGGTTGACCTTTTTTCATTACTACAAAATCAACGGCCAGTCCGACCAGATGTTTAGAATCCATCTTCCAGGATACACCCTCGACAACATACTTTTTCTGTTGCTCAACAGTTCTGTACCAATCCGTCACTTTAATATATACGCCAAATCCCTTGCAGAGTGGTTCGGCGAAATTTTGCAAATCGCGAACCATCCACATGAAATCACTTTGCTGTTCTGATAATCTCATGCCACACCATTATAACATATAAGACATTTTTTCGGAAACGATTTTCCAATATAAACCTCATCACCTACATTCATTAATATTTCATATTCTTCTTGGGTATTTTTTTTATCCCTTATTGTATCCCTGATTTCTGTTATAAGTCTTGCCCGTTCAAAACACCCCTTAGATTCAAAATACATAATTCGAGATGATAAATGAGACATTGCTAATTGTTTGCTTTGTTTCAAAGTCATTTAATCAATACCCCTTCATTATTAACATACCGGCCAACAGTCCCGCGCCGTCGGCGATTAGATCAAAAAGGGTATCCCGTTTAAACAACTCATTACGAAATATTATCAAATCGTCTTTAAGATATTTCAAAGATTTAAACGGAATCGCATATTCAGCTTGTGCCAGTTCTATTGTAATAGAAACTAAGCACGCAGAAAGAATCCCCTGTTTGAAGAAATATTCAAATGTTATATAGACAATTAATATTAAACAATAATGTTTGATCTTATCCATATCATCCCCTATGTAAGACAATTCCGGTATTAATCGTCTTCTTTTTTTATTAGTTCTTCGAGCATCTCATCAACGTGCTTAGTAAGCAACGCCAATAAAGGACAGTATCCTAATTTAAGACACGCCCACACCGGTGTAGTTGCGCATGTGTACGTCGGAATTTTTAAACATGCTTGGCTTTCTTCACTCATTTCAAAACCCTCCATTCAATTTAAAGATAGTTAATAAAATCATCAATGTCAACACTAAAATGTCATTTCCTCTATAATATTTTATTTTAAATTTACCCTTCAAAACATGGAGCCATTCTTTACCGGGGTGTGAATGTTTCGGCATTATTGCCTTGGCCGGTGAATTAACTTTTAAAATTTTAATTGTTGAATCGGAATATATGCCTTGCGTATTTATTTTTTTCCCATCTTCCGTTTCCATTATTTGTGTTACATTTTCTTCTGGCAAGTCTCCGTCAACCGGCGCAAAAAGAATAGCAAGTATTAAGGACTTTTCAAGAAAATCCACCCCGTGAATTTCTCCACCGTATACCATTATTCCATCACCGCTTTTAACAGTTTTTACTTTATAATATTTTTCCATTTGACTTACCTTTTAATTCCTTTAAAAGTTTTTCCTTTGCCTTATCGATTTTATCAAGTTCTTTTTTACCATTTTCGGGATCTATAAGATTAACTAATAACGCGAGTTTACTATCAATTGCATGCTGATTAACAGCCGCCTCAATCTGTAATGTATCAACTTTTATTTTTAACGATTCAACCGTTTTAGTCGTGTCGGTAGTTTGAGAATAAAAGACACCGACCCTTATAAGTGATCCAATTAAAGCAAGAGCAAGGACAAATGTTTTTAATCCCGGCGTTAAAACAACCCCACCCGTTCCAGCCTTAACTTTAAAATCAGTCTTTAATCCACCGTTAAAAATTTTCATTATAATTCCTTTATTTTTAATGTATTGAAATGTTCCTAACAACGAACGTTAATGTCTGTGCCGCCGTTGATTGAACGGCAAACCAAATTCTATTACCGGCAGTGAAATACATTAAACCGTTTCCACCAATCGCACCGACATCTGAATTATTTGCTAGCAATCTTTCAGCTACCGCTTTTGTTCCTTGCACTAAATCAACATACGGGGCAATTATTGATGTTTGGGTATTATTGAGAGATTGAGAAAAACTTGCATTCCATGCGCCTCGATAAGTTCCCGTTGTCGCTACTAATAAATAACTTCCCATCTGCCATGTTCCACTTTCGCTTACTGTTGTGTTGGTTTCATTTATTGTAAATGTGTTATCTGTTTTCGACTGGACTTCATAAATACCGTCGTATGTGGCGTTACTCATTGTATTTAATGTTACTATATCGCCGACCAAAAGACCGTGAGCAATATTCGTGAACGTTACCGTTCCCCCTACATCAAGATTAGACGAGGCAATTATTCCATTACTACCAGCTACAAATGTAAACCCACTATTAAGATGCGGTGAAGCACCTGTAATATTAGCATGATACATGGCATGCAAATTGGCATCACCTAAGGCTTCTGTTGCACTTGATCCGAATACGTTACCCATTTCGCCGTAATCCGATGAGCCAATTCCTAGGATGTGTTCAGTACCGTCGCCGTCCTGAAAATATGGGACATTATCTGTCTTGGTATAAAATTTACCATAACCGGCATCTGCCGTTGGCGTGGTCGTTTCTTTCAATGTAAGCAGTCCAGCCTCAACCGATATACCAAGCATGTTTACAGTCGGGGCTAAACCGATACCTATTTTCCCGTCAACCAATGCATTCCCAGTTACATGTAAAGAACCTTTAATTTCTAATGTACTGTCTGGTGCTGTTTCATTAACGCCCACGTTACCACCTGAAAGAATTACCACTCTTGTAGAAGGGGTTCCTGTGCCGGTTGCAAAAACTATATCTCTTGGGTTTGCTGTGGAAGTTCTGGGTTGAATTATTAAATTTCCACCATTATCAAAAGGATAAGAACCCCCAAAATAAGATTTATAAATAATTGGATCTATATTTTCTGTGATATATGCTACATCTGAAGCGCTGTTTACTGAAATTCTTTGAGCTGTTAAATTCCCCTCAATCCTTGCATTCCCAGTTACATGTAAAGAACCGTCTATTTCAAGTGTGCTGTCTGGTGCTGTCTCGTTAATACCTACGTTGCCATCAGGCATTAAAACAATATGAGCCTCCGCAGCATCTACGTCAACTGTTGTATGCGTAACGGCTCCATCGTCTGCAATTTCTACTGTATAGTAATCAGTGCTGTTACCAAGCTCTATGCGCTGCTTGAAATACCCGGATTCCTGTGCGTTGATTAGTGTTGCACCTGATACGGTTCCATCGTTCCCGTTACCGCTGGCATCGTGCCATGTGCCGGGTGTCATATCTTTGGCTCTGTATTTGGCTACGTTGCCGATTTGCCTAATGGATACATTGTCTATAGATATGGAACCACTTGAATTTCCAGCAGCAAGTCTAAAAACGAACCTGTTTCTTGCTCCTGTTCTATCACAGATGAATACAGTGGTATGCGTACCCACACCCGTTGATAAGCTGGTAGGGGACGGTGCTATTTCTCCAGCAGATAAAATTCCCGTTTCCATCTCGCCATTACCGACCAACGTGTTGGCAGTAATTGTATATGTAACGGCATAACTTTTACCAAATATACCCGCAGGAGAAATGTCATCATATATGCCCCAGTTACCAGTAGAGCCATCACCGGTCAAATTTAATGTTCCGCCACTTATCGCCGCAGTTCCATTCAGGGTCCAATCGGTTGCCGCTGATAAATCTTCATCCATTATCAACGTCTGACTTGCCCCCACATACTTATATTCTGTTTCCGCACCGGAGTAGATGGCTTCAACTTTAGCAGCAGTTAAAACTAAACTATATGGTTCCCACCATGATATTTGACCACCATAGAAATCTGCTCCGGCTGTCGTCGATCCTATAAGTAGATCACCAGCGTTAGACAATGTTAAATTTGTACCGGATATGTCTACCGTACCGACCAAAACACCATTAATATATGCCGTTGCGTCCCCGTCCCGATCAACCGTGACTGCAATATCATGCAACTTGTCTGCTGTAAATACTGCCGTTCCGATTATGCCCGAAGCATCTGCATTATTATCGTCAAATCTTATATATAGATCATCATCGTCTATATATAATCCATATCCGACACCGCCCGCCTCTTTGTTAATTAAATATTGTGTCCCAGATACACTTGTCGGAGACACACCCGAAATGACAATACTAAAATCCCCTGTACCAAAATCAAAATCATCGTCATCAGCAAAAGTTATTTTATCATCCACCCCGTCAAAACTATAACTCACACCACCGCCACCGAGGTCGGTTATGTTCTGGAGGTCGAGGGCGTACTGGCCGGAAAAATCTGAATCTCCACCATCCAGGAAATTAACGTTAACAACATCACCATCGTCTGTAATTGTTATTCCGTCACCGTCAACCGCTTTAAATGTTTCGGCAATTAGGGTTTTACCTGTAAGCATGGCAATGTCTTCGTCAAACGTATAGCCTCCACTAAAACCGCCAAAAACTAACTGGTCACTCGTATTAATCGCAGCTGTTCCTTGTTTGTTATCTGAGGCTATCAAATTAATTTGCCCGCTTACGTTTTCAGCATCGTTGCCAAGCGTTATTGAATTCCAGGCTGAGTCAACTGAAGCGTTAGAGCTTTGCCATGTACCGTTCCCCGATGCGTCTGTAGTTAAAATATAATTAGCAGTAATTGAGGTGCCAAGTTTAAACCCCAACATTGAGGCGTTGCCAGTCGAATCAACATTAAACATTAATATACCAAGTGCATCATACATGGAAAGATTCCACTCGTCGCCGCCAAGTTTCCGCCAGACTTTAAACACGCATGAATCTACAGTGGCAAATGTGGGATGTAATTTTTCAACGTCCCAGTTTGCAAACGCATATCCAAGACTGTAAGTATTTTTTAAGAATTTAGCCTGTCCGAATATAAAAGACGGGACTAATAAAGACGAAACCATTAATGCTAATAATAATTTTTTAAATTTCATTTTAACCTCCAGTTGCTGGTATTGATGTAGGTGCAAACCAAAGAGTATCTGTTTCCACCGTATCAATATAAATTTTGTAATGTATGTCATCTGTCAGGCTGTCGGCGGCTAATCCCCAGATTTCCTGATCGACTGTTTTTTGAGCTAATGAAACCGCACCCGTTGGGAATGTTTGATTTGTCGGTTGCGCTTGTACTGTATAGCTGGCCGTATCAACAGCCCCGGTAGTTCCGTCCCTCATTTCAAATGTTTTTTTTGAACCCCACGCCATAATTAACTCCTATGCTATTTCTTTAATTGATAAATTTCCACTTGTGTAATACGATTCGTAAAAAGTCATTTTAACGAGTACGTCTTTAGTGAGGCCGCTTTCATAATTCTTTAGATAATCATCTCTTTTCAGTTGTGCGTATATCATGGTTGCCGTATTTATAGCATATTCATAATAACATTCTACTATTTCAGGCTGGCCGTAGCTATCGGTCAAGGCGTATAATGTATTCAGTTTCGTAAGTACGTCTTCATAAGGAACGTCAAAGTTAAATGTAATATCAATTTTCTTGTATGAATTGCCGAGAAATATCTGTCTGAAATTCCCAGAAAAGTAACCAGCCGTAGCGCCAACATCTTGAACCCTGTCGACTTTTTGAATATTGTCTACTATCATTTCTATGGTTTCATCATTATAAAAACTCGTAGTTCCACCACTATGAACAAATCTTAAAGTTTCATACATTATTGCCACCCTTTTAATAATGGATTTCTCATTCTCATTAATATCATAGTTGCCTTGCTTGGATTTAATAAATTTCTCTCAATTCGTACTATTTTATTATATGCACCATATAAAGATTGAGAGTCAAACCGTCCGACCCTTGTTCTTGATTGCTGTCCTATATTTGCCTCTGCACCATTAATATTAGCATCTGTTTTTATTATATCGGGGCCAAAAGCCCAAAATGAATAATACCGTTTTGCATATAATTCAGCTGTTGCTTCATCATAAATAGCTGGCATTTCTATTTCAACACTTCTTTTTTTGTCCAGTACTGATAAGGAATAATTTGACGCCCCAGGATAAATATATGAATATTGATATTCTCCCGTTGTGTAATCGAAGCCATATTTAATTACAATTTCGTTATAATAATTCAAAGAGGTTGCGGATTGCGTCCCATCTATATAATGACCAGCCCCACTAGCAGACCAATACCCTACCGACCATTCTGGATTAAGTGCGAAAAGTGCAAGCTTACCATCTGCATTTTGTGATAGATATATAGCCGCATTAATTTGTACGGCAAGAATGGCCTCTCCAATAGTAGTAAACGAATCAAATGATATTGTAATGTTTTCGCTATACGTAACAGCTATGTCTTTATATAAATCGTTAAATGTATAATCACCGTACCCACTTCCAACATATGTCATTCCGCTTGCATGCATATCTATTAAATCAGTATCTATTCCCGCATGTGCTACTGATAATTGATACATTATTTCGGGAACGGATAAGTTTTCAAAATTAAGACATGAGTAAAATATAACAACGTCATCGGCTTGCGGGGTTCCGCTCCAATTGCCAAGCGGGATTTTTATCTGGCTATCCGTTGCATCTGTCTTATCATAAAAATCAGCTCCGGTAGTCCCGGCTTTATCTTTAATGCCTAATCCCGTTACTGTAAAATTGGTTGCATCTGAAAAAGTAACCGTCCATAATCCAAGAGATGCGCTTTCATAATATGTAATACCTGACAATACACCCGTGCCGGATTTTGTCCACGTTATTGTAGTGACTAAAGACCCGGCGGAATCGCATCGTTTGTGCGGATCGGTGCTTCCAGTTGCGAGTTTTAATTCTGCATCAAGAAATTCAGCCAACAGATTATCAACTTTTAAAATTGCTCCGCCGCCGTAAAAATCAAAAGGTTGTCTGATTACCCCCCTAAAAACAGTTTTTAATGTTGCCACTCCAAGCGTAATATCTCTAATTTGTATTATTACATTTTTACCAAGCCACGGTTGCAAGGTTACTATGTCACCCCCAGAATATGTATGAGTAAGCGAACCGGTATGGAAATGTATCCTTTGCCAACATTCGCCATACTGGCAATCAGAATCGAAATATTGCCGAACGCTTGAAGTATAAGTTATTTTAACAATATCAGTATTAACACCGTCTGAAAATATTACCATGTCATCTGTTTTGAATAAATTTACGCCCAGCTCGCTCACCGTTGCATACGTTGCGCTTGGTGCTTCCTTTAACGTGGTAAATTCTTTTCTAAATGGTAAGTACCTATCTGTTTCCCAGCTTCTGGTACTTGGATTGTAAAACTCTCTTGAATCGTTTAAAGTGATTTGTATATCTTTAAGTATTAACTGATTCAAACTTTTAGGGTCTAAATTAACCTCACTTACAACGGGACTTATATTTGCAACATCTTTATAACCGTCTAGTTTAATGGCTCTGCCATCCGGGTCTATCGTTACTTCTACGAACACCCTTCGACCGGAAGGTGGATAAAAAAGCGTAACTGATTCAAAGAAATTTAATGTAGTTATAAATCCCGCACCTAATTCACCAAAGAAATATTTTTTTTGATAATTTGGATCAAGGATGCAGTCGGTATAAGTTGCCGCATTTTTTCTATATTCATAATAAACCCTATGTTTTATATAGTTCTCATTAAATAAAGCGTCAACATTATTATTTGTTGTTACCGTATCAAGATAAATCGACACCTTAAAAAGTTTTATTAATGAACTGTCCTTGTTATACGTTGCGTTTCTGTCATATACCGCCGGTGGTTTATTTTGTGATTCCAAAACAACGCAACTTTTAGGATGAAATTGAACAACATCTCTTGTTTCTGTTTCGTCAAATTCTATTGCTGATTGTGCGGTGTATGTGGTAACCCCGGTTGACGCGTTAAGGCTACCAGTATATGGGACTATCTTTAATGCTACACTCAAAAAATACTCCTCGTTATTGTGTAATTATCAGTTTCTTTATTTCTCGGTTGTAAATATTGGTCATTAATACTAACCCATGTTGAGGGCGTGGCTTCGTGTATTTCTACATTAACGGGTGTACCGCCAAGAGATGCCGGGTTGCCTGATTTATTCGCAGCTGCGATATTATCAGTCCCGATGTTACTTGTTAATGCCGGTGTCAAAATTGCTTCATTGTCTTTTATTAATGCGGGAATTTCTCTGCCGATTCCAGCGCCGGAATATCCTGAGTGAGCAGTTGGATATTCCCCACCTGTTGGCGGTGTGCCTATGGTTTTAATATTGTAATAAAGATCAATTGTAATAGGTTCGTTCCACCAAGCGTCAGACGGTCTGGGGCCAATATCTACCTCAAATTCAAGTAAAATTTGTTCATCCCACCAAGGATCAGTCGGGGGTGGTATTGGTATGTCGGGTGGTTTTACATTAAGTTCGATTTCGTCCATCCACCAAGGTTTATCGGCCGGAGGGATTATTGGTATGTCGGGCATATTAATTTTTAAGTCTATTGGTTCATCCCACCAAGGATCAGCCGGGGGTGGTATTTCTATATCAAGTTCCATACCGGCAATTTCAAGCATTCTTAATAATATTTTATTTAATAATGCCAACAATTCAGCTATTTTATCCAACGTTTCCTGTATGGCCATATTAAGTTCAAACTCTGTGGGCAAACCATTTAATTCGGCTTCCAGTTCGTCAATAGCCGCTTGCGCTAATGCTGTATTGAATGCAATGGCATCCTCTTCACTAAGGGTTCCGCCAAGCTCTTCAAATCTTGCAATTAAATCATCTATCATTTTTTTTGCTCTTGTGTAAGCGGCAGAACCTGGATCTAATGTATCCAAATATGCTAACCATTTAAAAATTAATGCATTGATTTGTTCATCTGCATCGGTTGTGTCAAGATCAACATTGAAATCCATTAATAATTGAATTGCTGCATCGGCAGCCGCCATGTCAAGACCGAATTGTTCATAGTCTGTTAACATTTGTCCAAATGCCGCACTCCACTGAATAACAAAAGCATCCAATTTAAGCCCGAGATCTGTCAAAATCTTGTCAATCTGATAGAAATTAACATCGTCGCCGTTTAACAATTCAATCACTTCGCTAATTTCCGCAATACTATTTTTTATTTCTATTACCCTGTCGCGTTGTGCGTAAAGTATATCAAGCTCTGCATTTAGGTAATTAATATAATCGTTAATAATTATAACCTTGCCTTCTAATTCTGCGAACTCAGCCGCAAGACGTTCTGCTTGATCTGACGCATCACCAAGCGCATCGCTCATCTCCCCGGTCACCCTGGTAAAATTATCAAGTTGATCAAGGTCTACGGGAAAAGAAATATCAAGAGTTCTGCCCGTTCCGAGTTGGTCGTATAACAGCCACAAATCCTGTAATGCTTTGTAACCATCTCTATAAGCCTGAGAGTTGGGATCTAAAGTTCTGAGATAGGCCTGCATGGCAAGCATTGACGCCCATATTTGTTCGTCAGCATCGGTAGTATCAAGGTCTATATTAAAATATAACAAATCTTGTATTCCCTGAGTTGCCGTTTGTACGTTTTGCTCAAAAGTCGAAAATTCTTCAAATAAGACACTGTAATACTTTTCCCATGCAATCACTAATCCATTAACCGCACCCTCTTGATCAACAAGGGCCTCGGTTGTATCTATCAATAAATTATATTGCTCTTGTAAAAAAGCTAACCATTCCGGCGGGCCACCAGCAAGTAATAATTCTTGTATTTTTTCTAATTGTTCAGCAACCGAAAGTCCGGCAGAACTATAATCCCACATGGCCTGTAATTCTGCCTGGGAAAAAATTCCGTCCAATAAATACATACCCTCTATTTGAATTTGTAGTTCTGCTAGCCATGCGCCCGCTGAACCCAGTGCCGTTACCCATGAATTATAAATATCAATAGTTTCTTGATCTATTAAAAAGTTAACCTTTCCAATACTTTCAAATAGTGCATCTAGTTTATTAATTACCTGTTCTATTTCTGCGTCTGTTAGATTATAACTCGTTGCAAGTGCTGCAAGTGCCTGTATTTCCCCATATACAGCGGCATTCATTTTTATTCCAGCGGCCTCAAATTCTTCAACTTTAGAAATTTTATCATCTGATGAAATTGCTTCCCATAGCAACTTTAATCCAGCAATTACGGCTCCAATATAATCACCAGAAATAAGTTTTTCAAATGCAGTCATTAAATTACTTATAACCCGATCGCCATCACCAAAGGCATCCCAAAGATCACCCAAAGCATAAGCGGCACCTATGGCCTGTTCCTTTTCTTTTTTTATTGCTTCTGCCGCGGCCTCTGCCGCATCCGCTGCTTCCTTTGTTTTATCAGCCAGAGCCTTTGTATTGTCTGCCAATATGTACATTTCAATAGAAGCATCAGATACCCCAATCTTTATGTCTGGAATGATTGCTTTAAATTCCCCCATTCTTTCTTTTAATATTTTTGTTGCATCACTTGCTGGCATTATTCTTTCTTTTAATTCTTTAATTTTTTCAGTTAATTCAGAAGTGGCTAGTGCGTCGTCTTTAATGAATGGATATAATTTTTCAAGTTCTACTATTTGTTTTTGAACAGAACTTGTTAAGGTTATACCTGAATCGGCAAGTGCTTCCGTGACATTAAATAATTCACCCCCGACCGTCACTATTTTATCAAATGTTAATTCAATATCAGCAATACCTTTTCCGTTTTCCTTCATAAGCACAAGCTGTTCGTTTATTTTTTCTGTTGCTTCGGCTACTGTCATTTCAACATCATTCAATCTGACCATGTCATCTGCTGCGTGCTCGCCAAGCTCTTCATAAATTCCAACCATTTTCTCTAAACGCATCCTGTTTTCGTCTACTAACCCCTGCTGTACTTTAATAGCAGCATTTAATAATGCCATTGATTTGTAAGCATCATTGGCGGCTAAATTTACCACTATCATTGCCGCACCTGCTGCCAATAATAGTATTACCAAGGGTGCAAGCAATGCGGTATTAGCCACTATAAAAGTAGTCAATGATGCAAATGCCGTTTTCAATGCAAGAATGCTGACCGGTAAACCAAGCGCAATCCATGTTTTTGATACTGAAATCCATAGTTTAATTGCACCCGCAGCCAGTCCTATTTTAACTATCAATGGGACTAAATTGGTTACAACATCCCTGATCGCTTCCGGGTTTTCCTTTAGGTTATTCAAAAAATCTTTTAATGCTGGCAGATACTTATTACCAACTTCAATAAAGGCATCATATAAAACATTACCTAACATTTTCAGCGTTGATATTAAAGTACTTGCACGTTTATTGAACTCAATATTCAGGGCGGTATTTAATTCATATTCTGCTTTCGCCATTGCTAAGGATTTAGTGAATAAATCACTTGCGCTTGCGCCTTTTAACATTGCAGTCTGTAGGCGAATATTTGAAAACCCTAATTCGTCTATCGTTTTAAATGTATTTCCACCGTCTTCTTTAATTTCACCAAGCCCAACTAAAAATGCAGAAATAGCCGCAGCCGCATCGTCTTTAAACAATCTTGAAAACTCATCAACTGATAATTTCGATACTTCTGCAAACAGTTCAATTTCACCGCCGCCCATTTCAACTGCCGTGGCCATCATTGTCATTGCCCTTGACATGGCAGTTCCACCGGCCTGGGCGTTAATTCCAACGGCAGACATGGCAGCTGAAATACCTAATATCTCTGGTTGTGTTAATCCAATTATATTACCAACACCTGCAATCCGTGTAGCCATTGCTAAAATTGCCGATTCAGTTGTGGCTGTATTATTACCAAGTTCTACAATTGTAGATCCCATACGTTCAATCTGTTCAGATGCTAACATTCCGGCAGGCGCAACTTGCTTTGTAACGTTGACAAACTTCGCCATATCCATTGAGGCGGCTTCAATAGTGAGATCTGTTGTTGTGGCTATTTTAGCAATTGTTTCAGTAAAGGAAAGCAATTCCTCTTTTGCAATCCCAAGCTGTCCGCCAAGTTCGCCGATCTTGTTTAATTCATTTACGCTTACGGGTATTTCAAAAGATAGATCCCTAAAGCCCTGGGCCAATTCTTTACCGGTTTGATTTAAATTGCCCATACCATCGTCGAGGCCGTCAACGGTTTTAACGACTCCGGCAAATGAAGATTCAAATTGAGCGGCAGCTGTAAAGGACGCAATTATAGCGGCAGTGGCAGCAAGAAAAGAAACCGTTAAAGCCTTATTCATTATCTTGGCAGTTGCCGCAGTTTGCGTATCCATTGCTCGCATTTTAGAAATGAATTGCTTGTCGCCACTTATTCCTATATGAGCAACTATGTCACCGAGTCCGCCGAATCCGCCCAAACCTATCACATTATCACCTTTGTTGTGCTCCCCGGAAATACTAATACCTGTCCGCTTATTCGTTTATTAGTTTCATCTTCTGGATCTTTATACAAGCCGTCCATGTTCATTATGGCCTTAGTGCCTCTGTTCGCATTTGTGCCACCTACTAACGCCGCTGTTCCTATCCTGTCAGAATACACTTTTATAATTTCAGGAAACTCCTTATATAAAAATTCAATTATACTCTGCTCAGGTGTTTTGATTTCAAAAGAAGCTATTAACATTGCCCTCTTGTAATCATTACTTAATGCTTCTGTTATTCGTTCATCCCACGGCCAAAGCCCGAATTGACGAGCGATCTGCACCCGAAGATTAAACTCCGGGAGCAAACCGGCCTTAATCAGTTTTTTGCAACTTCCTCAATTTCTGACATGGCAGTTGTTAGTTTCATAAACTTTTCAGAAAGTAATGTCATCAAGCCGACATCACCTTTTACAAGTTTAGCAATTTCTGCCTTTTCAGCGTCGGTGGTAAATAACAATGCGCCTGTTTTGGGATCTTGTAAAAACGTTGGAATTATTTCCTGCGATGCACACATTGCCGAAAACTCACTTGCCAGCCTGTCCGCTTCTGACGTTGGTTTTTTATCTTCCTCTGCGTCGATAATGATTTTTATTTCTTTAGCGGTTTTGCCGATCTCCACAAGTTTAGCCTTGCGGGTGTCTATGTGTTGTCGCCACGCCTTTTCATCAAGCCTGATTTTGTCAAGCCCTCTTTTGGCATACTCTTCTTTTTTTATAATATGCGTAATGGCGATTTCTTCCTGAATTGAAATCATATCAAATCTGGAAAGCATAACCTGTTCACCTAAAAATTCAAACTCTACTTTCAGATTTTTTTCTGCTTGCGCTTTTCTCATTCTTTCAATTGGTCTCATCATTTTCTCCTTCGTCTAGTTTTTTGAAAAATCCATTTGCACCATGCTTAACGGTGTTTACTGCTTCTTCGAATGACAGCTCGGACATTCCATTTGATTTCAAGAGCGGGGCCTTTACGACCCCCCTCTCGGATTCGAACATTATAAACAATCTATCTCTAGGTATTAGTGTTTCATCGCAACCGTAACAGGCTTGTACAAATGCTTTCCCACCGTTAGGGGGAAAAACCTTTTCAACTGTTTCATGTACTAAACCCGTCAAGGCTCTATTAGCCGCAACCTCAAAGATTTTTGAACTTTTATTTATTAAACTCTTCATGTCTCTATCCCTATTTATGTTTTCTTGAGGTATAGTGTCTGTACTAATGTATCGGTGGCCGGTGCGGTAGCAGCTGAAAGTGTTACACCTGATAAGCTGTAGCCTGTTTTCTTTAAAGTGCCGGTAGATGCAGTTGACGCTTTCTCTTTGATGTAGAAATAATCATCATAACTAAGATGATTCCAGTTTGAGGCTGTGGTAATATTTAGCGGTGAGGCAGACTGGGTAAAATCAGTAGTAGATGCGTCACCTGTAAATACATCGTATACAAGTTCAGATCCAGCACATGTTTCCGTTGGCACTCTACGAGTATGGCCTTTAATTTGAAATAGCGAGTCATCCATGGGATGATCCCATGCAATGGAATCAATAATAAAATCTGGAATAATAACACTTCCAAGATGTGTACTATTGTCATGTTCCCTGACGATCATTTCAAGTATAAATGCTGGGAAATCGTTCTGTTTAACCATTGGCATTCCAGCGTCATCGCTTGTGCCAAGTGTAACACCCCTAAGGGCCGCAAGTCTATCCCACGCAGCACCCTTGTGGAAATCAAGTGTTAAAGGCCACGTATGACCAATTTCGTTTACCGTTGATTCATTACCGGAACCCTGTGAAAACAATTCAGATGAAAATTTTACATTTGGATCACCAGAACTCCACGAAACCAAATCTTCAATGTCTGTACTAGCTACTGGCGTAGCTGCTGCTGCCTCGCAAAGAATAAACCGGGCAAGTGTAAATCTGCCGAGTACTTGTTTTTCGGCATCAGGTGGAGCGAGTTGAGTTGTTGGGCACATTATATGCTCCTTATGCTATTATATTTATGGTTGCTTCTGCTCTAAATTCTTGAATGTCTCCAGTGTCTATAGGTCTCTGTCCGGTGATGTCAATTACTGATATTTTTTGCGCTTTTAATGTTGTGTCGGCAAATGTCGTCCCTCCAATTTCGACAGTAAAAACAGTTGAGTGTACTGTTTGTGGGTTCTGTATTAAATTAATTATAGCTGCTTGCCATGCTGCCACCTCGTTGAGTCCGCCTTTGTCTCGGGTTACCCAAAACCCGGTGATAATATTCCAGTAATTTCTTGCAGTTCCGCCCTGACTAAAAAGGCTTCCTGATTTTTGCGGATTTAACACATAGACAAAAGCCTTCGATGCCGCTTCTAGTATTTCAGTATCAGGCCAGCCATTAATTATATCCCACGTACTCCACGGAGATGTCAAAGCATCAAATAATTGCACAAAACATTCTTGTATGTCTGCTATATTATTTGATCTTATCAACGTAACCCCTCTTTTCTCATTGCCATTAAAAACGCGCCTTTAATTTGACTATAAATTTTCCTGCTTTTTTCTGTCATTACGTCACCAAGAAACCGTCTTGGCCTTGCCCTTCTCGTACCGTCGTGTACATATTTTCCGTGTGGTGCAATGTTCGGATCTGAAAAAACAGCATGCAACCAATTATAAATAACCAATCGTTTAATGGAGTGTATAAGTTGTTTTGTACGTCTTGGGATTGGCATCTGGCCAATAGCATTATTTTCCGCACGGGTAACTCCCGGACGTATTCCCGGCCCGGACACATTCTTAATAGTGGCCTTCAAAACTTCGTCGGACGATTCTTTAACTATTTTTACAATAGAGGGGTGGACAGTTCGTATTACTCTGTTTACTTTTCTGCTCCATCCTGCACTTGTTACATAAGTCTGGTTCAAGATCGTCTCTCCAATAATGCCTGTTGTCCAACATTTTCAAGCGGGTATACTTTTCTTATTTTGTATGTATTTCCCGACCAGGTTAAAGTATCTTCCCTCTCCACCAACGTAGATAAATCGTAATATGCATTAGTTGCGGTGTTTACCGTGCCAACTAATATCACCGCATCCTTTTTGATTTTACCGATTTCCGTTTTCATGTCTTCCGACATTATCACTCTATTTATCGCAAGTACCGCATCGTAAAAAATACCTTTAAGATTTACTGTTACGGAAGATGTATTTATTAATCCTGTTCCGTTACATTTTGCGGCCAGTGGAAAATCAATATGATATTGAGCAGAATATCCCTGCGCCCTGTAAGCCATACACGGGCATACAGTTCCGCTAATATCGGCAATCGTAAAGGCTTCACCATTTCTTAATAACCATAACATAAATCTTTCTTTTTTTGTCATGGCCACACCGTCAAGTTTGGTTCAGTATAATCTATCTGCGTGTTATCCGTTCCGTCAACCGTGTAATCGTCACCACCTGAGCTGGTAACATAAAATGACGATTCGGTATAACCGGCAGATGTAAGCAAGTCACCTATTTCAATATCTAATATATCCATCATTGCAAGCCTGTCATTTGCGGTAACTGCTTTTGTTTTCAAAATGGACACGTCAAAACTTTCAACGGGTGCGCTGGCTATCACCCTTTTACAAACAAATGCTATTTTGGCCGCAACGATTAAAGCACTTTTATTATCTGTCAAAGTGTCAGATCCCACAATCTGAGAAGCCCAAGCGTCGGCAGCTGGAATATAAGCAGGCGTAGCGAGTACAGCATCAGGTACGTCGACAGTCGTTAAACTTCTTAACCTGGCAACCACATTTGCGGCAGTAATAGTAATAGCCATTCCATTTTTCCTTTATTGCTTTATTGTTACTTTTCGCTTTATTCCATACTTAGATAATACTTTGTCGAGATTGCCGATAGTCTTTACGTTCTCAAGTTCGTGGGCAAGTTCCTGCATTTCTTTTATGGCCTTAAGCATTTGCTCCCGGTCGGTCATTAATATTAATTTTTCAAGATATAAATCCGCCACTACTTTGGATATGTCTTTTTCACCTACCAGCAAGCTTGTGATTATTTTTTGGTACTGATTGTTTTCCTGTGATAGCTCGGTATTTTCCTTTGTTAAATTTACAACTTTAACAGAATCGCTTTCTTGTGCAAATAGAACAATCGGCATAATTACACAAAATAATACTGCTAATCTTTTAAGTCTCTTCATCTTTGAATCTCCTTATAAAGTTTAGTTATTGATTGTATGAAATTTTCCATACTTAATTTTTTCCTACACAACATTAAATTATTTCTTTTTTCCGTATGTAGGCTCCATTTGTTAATTAAATTTTCTGGCTTCTTAGCCGTAATTCCTATGTCGTATTTGTTAATTATGCTTTCAACTTCTGGCACGTTGAAAACAACCGATGGGATCCCGGCGGCAACGGCATCATAAAATTTATTCGGTAATGCAAATTGCCAAACCTTGCTATTATTATTCCAATTGCCTACGAGGTTCCATGTATAATTCCCAAGCATATCAAGCAGCTGAAAATATCGTAGATTACCAAGCCCAACGCCTAATCCGGCGTAGTAATTAGTAATTTCCCTTAATTCGGTTTTGTTCTCATCCATTGTAAACTGCGGAGAATAAGCAAAAATTGGTTTGTCTTTAACAATGGCCCTGTATATATCTGTATAATTTCGCCAGCTTACTTTGTTATTATGACCACCATGACTTACGAGTCCATCAGTTGATTCAGGCTTTAAATGTACGTACCAGCTATAAGGCACCGCCGGGGGACAGGCGGTTATCGGTTTGTCTGTCCTGGTAGACAATTCTTTTTTACACGACTCCGACGGGACTATAAAAGCGTCCGCATTGCTTACGGCGTTATCTTCTTCCGGCCAATCACATCCATCGTAACGCCAATAATTTGAATCATGCATATCAAGTATAATTTTCGCATCAGGTACCAATTCTCTAATTTTAGTAACCGGCCAGCTTGGTTCGTTATGAACGTGGAAAATTGATACTTCTTTGCTAATTAATTTTATGGAATGTTCCATCTGTTCAGTGGTAACATACCGCATAATAGATTTAAATAATGTCATAAATTTTTCAGGGTTAGCGGTTAAGGTACCGAATATATCACCGCCTACAATAAGGTGTATTTTATAACCTAAATCTTTTAAACATTGAGCTTCTTTTAAGACCCTAATACAACAATGCCCAGTTACAAAACATATTTCTTTATTCATCTTTTTTCTCCTCATCTCATTCTAAACCCGCACCTATCACAAATTGACGGGGCGGTTTCTGTATTAATTCTATCCCTTAATTCTTTAAATTTTTTACTATTCCAAACATTTACACACCCATCTTTTACATTACCAATAACGTATTTCCCAAACCAATCAGTACAACATAGTACCACGTCCCCGTTTGCCTTAACAACAAACTGCTTTAATGGTCTTTTGCAGATATAATCATTATACTTTCCAGCTCGTCCTCTTCTTATTGGTACCTCGGGAACGGCTACCACCTTTAAGCCTTTATCTTGCCAGTACTTTTTAATTCTCTGTATCTGTTTCTTGTTTTCTTTGCAAACTGTCATCCTTACAATTACATTAACCGATTTATTACATAACTCAATATTGGCAAGCAATACCTTCCAGTTTAATCCCGGGCGTATCTTATTATATAATTTCTCATTGTCGGCTTCGATGGAAAATATTATCTTGTCTGGATGAGTGTTGAGAATGTCTTTAATGTTGCCTAACGGAAACGACCCGTTTGTATAGAAACAAACTTGCTTTTTATTATCCTTAAGGTATTTTAATGCTTCAACAAATTGAGGATATAATGTAGGTTCGCCAAAAAATTGAGGATGAACCACTTTTGTTTCGGGGAACGAATCAACAATAAGTTTGAATATGTCAAAATCCATATCCATTCCCTTATAATTATCATGGCGACAGAATATACATTTCGCATTACATCTGCTCGTTATCTCAATTTTTAAAAGTTCAGGAAACATGTTCTTTATCAATCCCCAGTTTTTCCTTTAATTTTGTCAACCCATCTATGTCAAATGGAATGTCTAATTCTACATTGGAAAAAGTAAGCTGTACTTTATCGGAAAAAGTAAGCTGTACTTTGTTCGGTCCACTAACAGGAATGAATATTTCAGCTTCAATTATCCTTTTTATTAAATTACCATCGTCATCATATGTATAAGTATGCCTTCCAGTTCCATCGCTTATTATTCTCATAATATCCTCTTTCCTCTTTTATCCCCCATAGGGTGACGAGTAGGACAAAAAGACGTTTAACGGCTTTCCGCCTACTCGCCATAATTATTTATTCATGTTTTAATAATCACCAAGATTCGACCATGTGATCACTATTGTTCCGCTCATTGTCATCGATCCTGTTGCGGTCATGTCTGAATCAGTTACGGCTACATTAAAATAAACTGCTACTGCCGTAGTGTGTCCATCAAGCTGGTTGAGTGTTACATTAACCAAATCGATAGTATCAGCACCACCAACAAGAGTTCCACCAACCTCATTTACTAAATCCTGTTCTGCACCGGCTAGAGTTTCATTACTTACATCTACAGTAATAGTTCCGATACCCATATCGAAAGTACCAGCTGCATCGATTCCAGCTACTTCTGATATTTCGATGTCGCCAATAAAGCCGTCAGCATCAATCATACCTTCAGGGAATGTTGCCAATAGAAGCGTACCATGTCCACCGTTTCCGCCTGAATCTGTAATCGGCATTGCGTAATTTGTGAACGTGATAATGGTCTGGTTCGTGGCTCCGACATAATTCTTAAGAACAGCTCCGGTTACACTAGCTCCAATTGTTGCGCCACTTGTGACAGCTCCTTTTATAACCGAGTCATCACTCAATAGGATGTCATTTGTTATCGTCCCGACACTCTCACTAATTTCAAGACCGTTAGGAAGTACGGCTGCATCGGTAACCTGAACACGTATCCCGGAAGTTGTATTGTTTGCAACAACCTGAATTGATGTACCATAATCAGTATATCCACCAATCTTTTCATAAATACCGAAAGTCTCGGCACTTATATCAACAGCTATTGGCACCGTATACACATGTAAACCAGCGACAATGCCGTCACCCGTACTACCAGCATGGTCAATATCAGTCACAGCGGCATCCACGGTAACACTTGTTTTTAATCCCGCCATACCATCACGGAGCGAAAACGTGTGAGCACCTGAAGCATTAGCATTAAATGTACCGCCGTAAAACTGATTTGCTTCGGCATCAGCCGCCATTGCCATATACGAACCGCCACGGGTAGCATATACATGATCTATATTACCAATACAATCTACATAAGCGCCTACCCCAGTGATGTTTCCACGGCTACCATAGACTCCACCAGAAACAACACCCTGGTCATAGTCAGTATCTATAGAATAATAATTAACATCTGCACCGGCGGATGTCCCGTTAATATCAATCCCGGTTGTTACGGCAGTAAGTGTCATTAGTCCGTCAGCCGCAAAAGTGCCAATCCCGGTCATGTCACCAGTTGCACCAATATTCCAATCAGAAGAATTCACGTTTACTGTCTGCGTTCCGTCTCCGACTGTCATCGCAGTGGTTCCAACAATAGCCTGACTCGTTCCAATATCCATTCCTGAGGTTGCGGTAACGGCTGCATCAGACCCAACCGATCCGGCTGTAAAAGCAACCACAACATCTGCATCACCGGTAACCGTGAGATTATCATTGACCGTTGTTTCCGATGTAGTATGACCGATAGAAACAGGGCTACCACTTGTTACAGCGTTAATTACAACACCATTACTTGTATTGGTATTGTCAATTGTAACGGTGGTTGTTGAATTAACATCAAAGGCGGTCCCGTCCATAGTGAACGTTCCGTCAATATCAGTATTATCAAGATTAGAAATACCGTCAACGGCAAGGTCGGTTCCAATAAATGCTTTCTTGGCAACTCCCAAACCGCCGTCGGTTGCAATTGATCCGGTCGTAGTACTTGATGCGTCCGTTGCATTACTAATGTCTATTGCATAGGCAGATGAATATTCACCCTCTGCATCTGACAATGGAATAAACCAATCAGTGGCTTCAATCTGAATTCTGAGAGTATTATCAAACCACATATTACCCGTTGCATCTGTAAAGGCATTGTCAACACGCATGAAATACGATTCATCCTCAAAGGATGCAATTGCAGTAGCGTTTCCGTACAATCCAAATCTGAGGAAGGCAACATTAAAACTATTGCTTGTATTTCCGGTGTAAGTCGTTGGCGCATTAAATTCAAAATCATGCGCAAAATATGATCCGCCAGGTGAGGCAATGGCCGGTAATGTAACCTCTGAACACATGGCCGCTGCCATTCCGCCGCCGGCATCTCCGGTAGCCCCGATGTAATTCACGGCTCCGACAATTGCATTCGCCCAAGCTCCGGTCTGTACGGCTGAATTAATATCAACTCTCAATGCTTCGAGAATAGCCGCACCGTCACCAGTCTGAGTTTGGGCGATAGTATAAGATCGGATGGTGCCGGTTGTCAATGCAGATGTGTTAGTATGAGCCGTTAGCCCTGTAATTGTCATATCTGTAAGTGTTTTATAGGTTAATGTTTCCTCACCCGTTAGAATCCACTGAACAGTTTCAAACCAGCTCGTCCTAATGGAAGGCCGTGCTGTTTGAGAAAAAGAAACACCGGCCATGAAAAGGCAAAAACTTATAACAAATAGTTTCTTTAATTTCATTTTTTAGCCTCCTTTGATTTGTTGGCCGCTTTTGTTTCGCCGCTTGCCTTAGCTGTATAATTCACATCTGTTGATTTCTTTTTTTCTTTAGGCGCATCAACAAAAATTATATAACCAATATTAGCATAACCGGCAAACTCTGGGCTGTTAGGAACCTGTTTGGGTTTCTTGAGTTCCTTTTCACCCCATGCAACATTAAAATATTCAATTTTAATTTTGCCGTTTTCATCTGTTACTCTTGAGACAACAGTTGAATCGGTCAGCTGTAATTCTTTACCGGTATTCGGCAAGGCCCAAAGCATTTTAGATTTATCTGTCATTTCTTGCCTCCCTTAAGATGCCATGTTAAGAACTGCAACAGCATCATTATCACCAATGGTAAATTCATACATTGTTGATATTGCTGTTCCGTCTGACACGCTTCGCACTAATTTTTCAGCTTCTACAAGGGGCGCACCGGTTGAGATTTCTTCAATAGCGAAACTTGAATCAACACCGATACCATAATTAGCAGTAAGTACAGCCCTGTCCCATTCAAATGCTTTTGGAAATGCCTTGAATACATCGCTACCGATAGAAGTAGTTTTACCATCATAGAGTCGGGTAATCCATGTGATCCAGTTGGCTTTACGTACTGCAAATTTATCAAGCTTATATGGAGTTGGTGCCTGAGCCGCCCATCCAACCGTATTCGCAAAACTGATCACGTTTGCACCATCACCACAAGTGAGCGTACTGCCGGGTGTGCTTCCTGTATTGCCGTCGCCATTTCTCAATCTGTAATACATCAAATCGGTTTTACGTACACCAATTTGCTGGCCGATTTTAAGCATAAAACGGTTAAAGGCTTTTACACTCAATTCGCTTTTATCGTATTTGGAAATTTTAAGATAGCGTCCGTACATGTTCAGCCTTACAACCCTGTCGCTCGTTGTAATCCTGGTCTCTGGCAGATCCTGCAATTTGACAATATCCTTTAAATCTATATCGTCCTCGTCTTCATCAAGATACAATTTTTTAAATGTATCCGATTCAATTACGGTTTGCGCATAGCAAAATTCGGGAACCTGTGAAACTTTCAATTCGCCGGTATAAACCTGATCTGAAATCATTTCACCAAATAAAACATCAGTTCCGGAATACTCAAAGAACTTTCCAACTTTATCCGTTCCACGAATGCCAGCCTTTGCGATACAAGTTTCAAAAGCAGTTAATGGTGCAATCTGACCAGCCTTACGCATTAGAGTTTTTGTTTGTAATACTTCGGACTTTGTCATGCCAGAATACGGCGAAAGCTCGCCTTCTTTTTCTTCCTTCATATCTTCGAGTATCATTGATACTGATTTACATTGTTTTTGGGCGTCCTCATAAATACCAACATCAAAGTTGTCGTCTATAAATTCTACGCCCTTCAAACCATTTTCTCGTTTAGCCATTATGATGCCTCCTTAAAATAAAAAATCGGCCTTTTCTGCGCTCGTATCTATAGAAATACAAGCACCCCATCCATTCGCTCCGCCGTCTTCGACATATGTATAATCAGCACCGTCAACCATAGCGGTATCCTGCAAGGCTGTGGTTCCATCATATTTAAGCGTGACAATGGCATTCGGTGAATTATGGACACTGTTCTGATCCACAAAATGGAAAAGACGAACTGATAAATCGTAACTGTTACCGGCTGCCTGCGTAGTTTTACGACACGCGATAATTTCACCGTCAGGCGTGGCACCAGCAGCGGCACTTGTAACTTCATAGTTGTTTGCAAATGTAAGGGTAACCAATCTACCCTCTATTTTGGTTGCGGCAGCTTCAAGCACTATTATTTCAGCAAGAAAAGTCGCATCCGGTATACAACCAGGTACAATCAATCCACCGATAGTTCCGCCGCCCTTCGCTAATATATCACTCATTGCATTCTCCTTAACTTAATTCATACAATCTTGGGTTTATGGCTTTTTCTGTTTCTTTGGTATTACTCGAAGCCTGGTCATCAGCGGGAACGTTAATCTGTTTCTGCAAGTCTTCAAGAGCAGATTTGATCTCCTTGATGGACCATTTCTCAACCGCTACCTTTCGAGTCTCGACACGTTCCGGCTCATCTGGTAACGCCTTTGTTAAAACTTGTAATCTTATAACCTCATTTGTAAGGTCGGATTTTAGTTCAGCCGCAAGATCAATAAGCCCTTTCAGGTTTTCGGGATTAACACCTTCACCGAATACTTCATCAAGTGCTTCTTTTTCTGTTTTATACTTTGCTACCTCATCGGTCAAACTTTTAACATTGTCAAGTATGGGCTGGACTTTTTCGTCTATGTCAGACCCCGCCTTGTCAAGTTCTTTTAAATCCTTAACCTCAATTTCCATTTCGAGGGATTTAATTTTCATAGTGCCTCCATTAACATTCTTGTGCTGGATTCCTTCGCCCTCTTTGTTGGAGCGGGACTCTCCATTTTCGCCCTCGTAATCGGAGCGGCTTATATTTGTATCACCGGATAGATTCTTTTTGGTCTCTGCTCCGAATTGAGCTTCTACACCAACGCCAGAACCCTCAACAGATTCGGTTCTTGATGTTAAAATATATTTCCATCCTATTGTATTATCGTTATCGTCTTTAACTTCTTCAAATTTTGCACCCCTAAAACCAATTGACGACGGAATGAGACCAGCAGAAATAGCGAGGATCTCTTTTTCATATTCATTGGGTACGTAATAAGTGGGAACCATATAAAATATTCCGCCGTCTTCTTTTTCAATCGTATCCAGTTCTTTTTTTAAACCGGGATTAGGATTACCCATTAACTTAACAGCTTCATCAATACTTACTTTTTCTAATCTTGATTTAAAATAACGGCCAACTATCCCGGATTTCCCAGACCAATCATGCGACTGTAGTCTACGTTTGCCAACTATCGTATCGCTTAATCGTTTTAAAAACTCCTTTGGGAATCTTTCTTCATCTCTATCCCAAGCATTAAAGGCAAGATACTCCTCGAATATTGTAAAGTCTTTCTTGCCATTTAAAAACTTTTCAGGCTTTACAAGCCGCCCTTTAATTAACTCCCAGTCCGCATCTGTTATTTCTAAAGATTTGGCTGTTACATTATTAAACTCCTTGACTATCTCAACATCTTCATCCGTATTTTTTAATATCCATTTTTCACATTCTATTTGATCTTTAAAAACTTCTTTAGAAAATCTTACAGTTCCACTTTCCGCACGTACGCCTTCTTTGATAAATTTCAAATTAGGATAACACGAGAAAACAAAATTACGCTGTGACTCTTCTAAAAAATCCATACTGCCTCCATAATAAAAAAAGTCGAATACTCCCGTTAAGGAATATCCGACTTTGCGTTGCAGTGGTTCGGCTATTTATTTATTTTTTTATTTTAAATCTACTTCTTTTTTAATTATTAAATCCCCTTTATGCGCCGACCATTTTCCGCCGACTGATTGTTTATTTTCTAATAATTCTATTAATAGCCTTATTCTGTTTTGTGTCTTGTAACTTAATTTGGTTATGTCAAGATTAACCTGCAACTATTTAGTACCTTCAAAATTCTCTTCACTATCTCCAAAAAATTTATCTATCCCACCACGCACTTTTCCAGATTTACCATCATTTTTCTTTGAAGACTTCTTGACGGTCTTGACATCTGGACACGATCCGCATCTTGTTACAAAATCAGCATATTTGACATTCTTATTTTTTAATTGCTTTTCCTTTAAACAGCTGATGCTAACCATCGCACCACAATTCTTACAGGGATATTTCGGCATAACTAACTCCTTTTTCATAATTAAAAAGAATATAAGCATTTTTTACGTTAAAGTCAAGCATTAAAATGTTTTCATCTTAGTTCTCCTTGAAATAGTTATCTTTCCTTGCCCCATCCTTTTGTTCTTAGGGTACCGCCATTATCAAATTTTATAATTTCTAAATCAAATTCGCCATTTTCTTTTCTTACGAAATTTTTTATAACACCGTCGGGGACTCCATTATAATTACAGTCATATAATTTGTAATAAGTCTCGGTCTCGATATGAACCTTTTTACCGCATATGTCCCATGTCTTTTTTGTCCATTTTTCAAGCTCATTTTTTAATTTATCATCAACTTCAATATTTGCTCTTCTCATTTCATCTCCTCTAAATAATTTCTTATTTCATCTAACACCATATCAAACTTAACGTCTTTATTGAACGCTTTGTATTTCTCTTTGTCAGTTTTAGGATGCCATTTATCAGCTACGAATCCATAGGCTATTATATTGCATCCACATGAGGCCGCAAGGTGTACCATTCCCGAGTCTTTGCCGATGAACAGCTTGCAATTTTCAAGCACCCCGGCAATTTCGTTTAGGGTTAACATGCACCGCAAATCCCTGGCACCCAAAGGAAGATGTTTTGTTACCTTCGCATCGTTACCCACTACTATAATTTTTTGTCTACTATTACTTAACGAGAGAGTAATTTTATATGCTTCCTCAAGAGACATATTCTTAGTCTTGCCCTTTGATATGTTTCTAATGTGTAAAACAACATAATCAAAGCCTTCTGGTAACACGTAATCCGGCTTAAATATGTTCTTTGGATATACCCCGTCTCTCGCATAATTGCAAAGCTCATTCATCATTCTATAATTTATAACCTGCGGCAGCTTTTCTATTTTCTGCTTGTCGTCACATAGAAACTCAGATACAAATATCTTGTCAGGTTTTAAGATTTTTATCATTTCAAGTGCATTGTCTCCCGGCCGTGTCGTTATAACAGTTTCATCTGGATTGTCTTTTTTGTATTCGTCAAAAACCAATTGTGACATTATCAGATCACCCAAGGCCGCTCCGTCCTCGCTCGTACCGATGGGTGTAAATAAAGTAACTTTCCCAGCGGGGTAATCCTTTGTATAGATAACCGACACACAATTAATACAAATCCAGTTATTAATATCTACAATCTTTTCATGTTCTATGTATGATATTGATATTTCTTTTTTGCATATTTTACAAATTAATCTTGGCATTAGAAATGCATCTCTTTTTTAGAGATAACTTCTAGCTTATCACCAACTGATACATCAAGCGCTGGATTCAACAATTCAATTGTGAATGGGCCACCGATTATTTTTATTATCTTTTCTTCGGGTGTGTCTCTCAACGTTTCAACTGATGCAATTTTTGTTTCATATGTATATGATATTTCCATCTTAACCCCTCTTAATTAATAACCAGTTTTTTAACATAAACAATTTATATTTAAGCCAATCCATTAGACCTAATGAATAAGTGATAGTTGCCTTGTCTATGTTTATCACCGTTGTCGGTATTTCAGTATTATTATCATTATCCCTGTTTACCGTTTCAATTGTCATCTTTGGTAAGTCAACCCATGTTGAGGGCGTTGCATCATGTATTTTCGTGTCCATCTTAACCTCCGCTATATTGTCTCATATCTACACAATTACGATCAATGAAAAACCCTTTAATCTTGTGCCATATATTTATCTTTTCTTTTGATTTGTGTGTTCATCTTAAGCCCCCACTTTAAACGCTATGGAAATAGTTTCATTAAATTGGTTTTCTATAGCAAATGACTCAACCCCACATATTGTTTTACCATCAAGCTCTTTACCGGACAACCTATTCAAATCCGTTCTTTTTATATTTTCAGGGCCAACTACTTTAAATGGATAGCAAATAAAACCATGCGAGTTTAAACTAAACGGTTCACTGTCTATCCGTTCAACAGTAATGCCGTCAATGCAATATGTTTTCATCTTAAGCCTTTTTTATTTTCTGCTTCCCTTAACAATTATTTCTAATAGTTCCGGCCTTTCATTAGGTGCCTTCTGCGTTGCCCATTTCAACCGCTCTACAGCCCAAATCACATCGTCTATGACTTGCCTTATTGCCTGTTCATCTTTACTTTTGATCAATGAATAATGACAGGCTCCCATTCCATAATCGTCGATATGTATTGGCAATCCGTATTCATTAAAACTTACCTTGCAATCTTTTGCAGATTCAAGTTTGCAACCTACTATTTGCCATTTGTATTCACTCATCTTAAACCCCTGTTTTAATAAAACGTCTTCAAATATTTATATAGTTCATCTTTACTTGTTGTGATTAATACTCCGTCTTCGCCATAGAATACACGGATATGAAAGTAGCTATGGAATTTACTGTCGATATAATCCCAACGTATAAATATGTCCTCATCCGTATCCAAGGTATTAAATAGCTCCATCATTCTGTCATCTTTATAATTGAACGCCTTTTCCATAAACCATATTAATAGATGGTATGGTATACATTTATTAAATCTTTTCTTTTCCATCTCTCACCTTCTTTAACTTCTCGTCGGCTTCCTTTTTTGCCTTATCGGCTTTTTCTTTGTTGTATTCCGCATGGGCAACCTCCCACTCGTATATACTGGGATACCTGGTTAATACTTTCCCACAATTACAGCATTCTTTAAAATAGTGAAACCCTGTAAATATTCTACTCCCAAAACTAAATTTTACATCACCATCATGTTTGCAAATCAACTGCTTAATTGTTTCCTCTAACTTGGAAATGCGTTCTATTAATTCTTCCACACGCTTATTTAAAATTGAAATCGTGTCTTTATTGCTCATTTTCTTCTCCTTAGTTTAAATAAACTCTCCCGTAAAGTGTGTTTTTTAAACATTTCTGTAAACATTCGTTCTGTCGTTTTAATAAATAAAACTTTTTCCTTAATTCAACGTTTTGAGTAAAGAGTGAATTTATTAACTTAGTTAATTTTAATATTAATTTTAATTGTTCCATTATTTCCTTTTCCTGTACAAGAAATTCCTAAACTTGTTGCCATAATATTATTGTTTTTATAAACACCGTCTTTGGTAATTACCTCAACAAGTTTGCACTCAGTAGAACAATAAATAATCCCTCCATCTTTTCGACACATTAATTTAATGCCGTATCCAAGGTTACATTCATATTCAGCATAGCAACGACTCATACAGTGACAATCACTGCAATCTATTACATTTATATAACCATTCGGTTCTTTTTGTTTTTTTCTTAAACTCATCTTATACTCCTATGCTATTTTTCCCCAAGCAAGCCTCAATGGCTTTTTTTTCGCTTATTCTTTTAGGGCCGCATGCGCCACATTTTTTATTAACACAAATCATTGTATAAAATCGCTTACACGCTCCTGGATCAAATGACAGGCCCTCCCAGCCTAACGATGCTTTCATGGGCCCTTTACAATACTGACACAAAATAACCACACTGTTTTCTTGAGCTGTTTCTTTATTAACGTATGCCTTTTCAACTTTATATTCAAGCTCTGGCTCGTCCATGAAATACCCATTCATTATTATATCTCTCCTCTATGCCGCCTGTAAATACGGAGAAGGTTCAGTCCAGATATTCTGAACTACTTTATCATATTCAAATAACGGTATTCTGATACAATAGCAGTTCGGGTGTGTATCTGCGACCGGTATCGGCCCCTCTCCACGCTTCCAAACGTCCCCGTCAAGCGGTGAGCAAATCTCACAAGCGTTCCCGGCGGCTGACCATTGATCATACTTAATTCCTTGTGCATCTGCCTGTACATCATAAGCGGCTTCCATTGCGAGAGTTATTTCGCTTCTCGCAAACCTTAACCACTGCCAGGCATCTCCCTCACCTACCATTTTATGTAATCTACTAGCTACCTGCATAGGTGTGGAATTGTTGATTATTCCGTCTGCGAGAATTCTTTCTATCAATTTCTTCTTGCCGACAGTAATGTCTTTGATTATTCGAGTCGAGCCGTCCCGGACTATTGCTTGTAATCTTGGATTACCGTAAGATGCGAAAACAGTATTAGCCCTTATCTCGTCAATCCTGTCCTTGGGTGCAACTCGAAGAATTGCCTTTTGAGTTTTCGATAAGCCTATTCCAAATGCTTGCAGCTGTGAATTCTGATAGACCTCTTCACTACCGACAACATCATTCGCCCAGTCCGTAAGGATGGTACTCACGGCAGCACTTGCGTTAGCGGGTGGCACATATGGATCAGTTGTGCCCTTTGTTGCTTCTATTCTTACAGTGTTAATATTCGGCAAACCCAGGACATCAAGCAATTTCTTCTCATGCTCTTCAACTATATCCATGTACTTATTAAATGTTTCTTTTGCTAACTTATTTACTTCGTCCCACCTGTGGGGCTGTGAGGCGAGCTTCATAGCACAACCGGCAGAGCATTCATGTATCATTGCCTTGCCAATTAAATACTCTGGTTTAATCTCTGGTATTATTAAACCCTTTGCTATGCTATATTGTTTAAAATTGATTGACTCCATATTCCCTTTCTGCACTTTCCATATTAACTATTGCCCACCACAAACATGCTAAAAAGTTTTTAATTTTCTCCATCAAACACCATCCACCGCCTTATCAATTTGAGTTTTTACAAAATCTTTCCATTCGGGACTTTTCTTAATTTCCTTTTTTAATTCATCCTTCACCCAAGTTTGGAGCCATTCGCCTAAACCCTCAAACTCATTATAAAAATCATTTAGATCAATTTCAATATTTACTTTCATATCTCCCCCAACATAAAAAATATTTGTACCTTTGTAAAGCCCTCTGAAACAAGTAAATCACATTGTTCACAAATGGCCCGAGCCCGTAAAGTTATTTCTTCGATCATTTTCATTGTCTCGAGATTCTCAGAGTAGCTATCCATTATAATTCTCCTTTTCTCTTTACTTATAAAATAACAAGTTTCATCTCCGAGTGATCTTAAATAAATTTTGGATTTTTATGTGTTATAGTGTCCCCACATTCAGAACACCTCCAGAACTCAAACCCAGGCCTATATTCACCGTCAGCACAAAAATATAAACATCCATAATTAGAAAATTCGTATTTGTGTTCGCATTTATTTTTCATAACATCCCCCTCCTTAAAAGTTGTTATAATTTAACAATTTATTCTCACAATGTCAAGAATTTATTTCAAAACAGCCTTAATAGTACGGTTTAGCGATAACTCTTTTTCTATATCGTACCATTCCCTTTCTGTAAACTTTCTGTCAAGTTCGGTCTCCACGTCTTGACGGCTCATTAATCCTGCTTCCATCTTCGCAAGTAATACTTCAAGTTCTGTCTTGGATGCGAAGGCGTTGGCCTTGCGAGTCTCTGCTTGTGATTTTTGATCTCTAAAGCTAATCTCACGCCAGACACGTTCCCACTTAATACCTGTCATTCCGACCATTGCGAGACCTTCACCGAAAAACCGGTTAGCAAATGGATCAATATTAGACCTATAACCTTTTACGCCCTCAGCTAACAAATCGGCTTGGTTATCGCTTAAACTTTCCGTTCTGCCGTAATTTTGTGAAAACGCCCAGTCAGGTAATCTTGATCCACCAATTATCTGTTTCATCACTTCTGCAATCGGAGTAGACAAAGCTGTTACCATTTTTTCGCCACCTTCTCCGATAATGCTAACGTCCAGATTTCCACCATACGGCAAACCTGTAATGACATCGCCGGTCTTGCCGCCATGTTTTAATTTCATGACTTTACCAAGTTGAGTTTGTACATTTTCCGCTGCATTCCTCGCCATTAGAGCCATTGCTTTAGGATTCTTGCTTTCCGCACCTGTTACGGTTATGAGAAAGCTGGGGTCTCCTACACGCCAGGCCGCATTATTAATACACTGATATAGCCGTTCAAGTATTTGAGTCATCCAGGGCATACCGTGGTAAATTGAAAAACCCTGCGGGAATCCTTCTCTCAAATCAGGAGCCATATAATAAATATACTCTGGTTTCTCGAATACCTTTACTTGCCCCATTAAGTCTACTTGCCCAAGTACGGGCTTATCGTCTACCGTTTTAAATCTTAGCGTATTAGTGTTTATATTGGTCAGGTGGTGCCAGCCCTTAAGGTTTGCCAATGGTACGGCTTCGCCAGCCGCGCCACCCTTTGCAATAGCCGAATCAACAAGCTGATTCTGAAATACCGGCCAGGATTTAGAAACGTTATTAACAACCACGTTTGAATATAAATCTTTTAAATAGTCCTCTGCTGATTTGTTCCCAAACGTCTCAAAATCAAACGTACCAATAAGCGAATTATAAATGGACGGCACAAGATCAATACAAGGCAATATACCCCTCAGCCTGTCGATGAACTCGCCGGACAGCTGCATAATCGGTTTGTTAATATCAAAACTAAACCTTGTTGAATAACTTGATCTTGCTTGTGTTGATGCCGCAGTCTGGCTTATGGCCAACGCCTGGTCTGGTTTCTTCTCAAATAAAATAAAATCACCTATTCTCATCGCTCACCTCCGCCAACAAAAAATATTGCATCAGTATCACCCGGATAAAAACTTATCGCTAAAGAATCAGATTTATCGGGACTGCGTCCTATTCTTTTTTTAATCTCATCTTTAGGTTCTAAAACTATAGACCCGTCACTTCTCAAATTCTTTACTCTCGTTTCACATAATTCCTGCATTAGTTCTGCATCGGGCGGCAGGGCAAGGGCCCCTTCAAGTTTTGGGTCTAAGGCATCCCTAACCGCCCAAATGCATAATGATCGCATATTTGCAAAAGTTCTCTCTCCCGTTAAATCCGTATAACCTTTTGCACTTTCGGAAAATTTAACACTAACAGAATCTACTTCCATTTCAAGTAATCTTGCATGAACACCAGCACCCTCACCAAGTGAATCAACAAAATCCTTATCACCACTTCTCAATGTTTGCTTTATCTTACCCGCTATTGCCATGTGTATTTTAGCCGGGTCGTCAACAGGTAAATCCCACTCTTCTATTTTCTCAACAAACGAACCATATCTAAAAGTAGGAACAGTTTTATCTCTACCCATACCGGCAACGTCAACGCCGAGGCTTAATGGTGCACATCCTTTTGCGTCCCTGTCAAACTTGCCTATACCCTCAAGCCAACGTTCATTTGCCAACTCAACCCAACGCATGGGAATAACCTGGCTTTCATCTTCTTCGGGGAACTCGCCTAAAATCTTAACTCTTGCAAGATTGTTCGGTCTCCACCATTTACCATCAAATTCAAAATCGCATTTAGCCTCTGATACTTCGTCTTTTTCTATTTGCCTACACCACATTTCTACATGTTCTTTTACCCACGGATAATCTACCTGGCCGGGAATATCATTGTTCTTATTGACTACGTTTGCCGCATCTAAACAAGACAATTTCCGTGATACATAAAACTTACTCGCTACGGACTTATATGCAAAACCTGAATTGTTATTTGGATTGAACAATATTAATTTCTTTGGATCGACGCCCGTTAATATCCCCTCGGTTGCTTCATCAACAGCATCCTCTATACCGCTGGCCTCTGTCATTATTAAAAACAAATTAGGTGAATGAAACCCTGTCCATGACTCAATACTTTTATCACCGGCCTTAAATGCCATTAAATAATGCTTGGTATCTGGTTTGTTTTTGTTTCCCTTATACGGGAATTTAATTATATTGGTGAGGACTTCACCTGTAAGCGGTATTTTGGAATTACGATGTATTGATGAAATTTCGGCCATGTTTATGCTTATGGCTTGTCTATGGGTGGGAGCTGTACAAATTACGATAGCGGGATAATGAGAATACAAATAACAATTGGCGGAAAGTGCGGCCATGTAATCCTTACCCCAGGCATGGCCGGATCTTAGACTGATTTTTCTATTGTGCTGAATAAGATGTAATATTTCCTGTTTCTCAGTTGTTAGCTCTACACCAAACCCATCACGGGCCAGCCGGTTCCAATCGCTTGTTAAATATTTTATAGCCTTTACTTCTTCCCAGGTCAAAGAATGTTTTCCTCAAATAATTACCTCCCCTTTTATATCGTTTCTTTTTATATTTTTATAAGCTGAACAATCTCAAATCCGTCACGTTCCCCACCTTCTGCAATAAATTCAAGACTCTCATTTTTTAACATTTTATTTAATATTTCCAATATGTCCAAAAGGTTGTTGTCATAATCAATTTCTTCTATTGAGATACATTCAATCATTATTCGTCCTCTTCCCTGGTGAAATTGTCGTAATCTTCTTTTGATTTAAATTCAAGGGCAAATACGAGGTGGATGTAATTTGTAGGAATATCACCCGCATACGATTGTACCTTTTTAAATAATCTCTCCCTATTAGGAAAAGTTTCAGATTTTAAATCCATGGTACACTGTCCACCATGTTCCGTCATTGCTGTAAAGGTAAAATATCTCATGTTCTTTTCCTCCCTGAAATTTCTCCGGCTTTTCTCCAGTTTGCTTTTATCCATGTGGGTATCCCATCTATAAATATAACATAAAACAAAAACAATAGAGCCAAACACCCAAGCAACAATAAACACCCTATTATCGTCCCGACAAAATTAATTTCAAACCAATTAAACCCGCTTACATCACGTATATGAACTAACAACCGAACACCAGGCCAGTTAACCAGAAACAACGCCACGCCTGCTCCGATAATCTCACCCACTTTCAAGCCGATAAAAATTAATATTCTTTTCATCTCTTTTCTCCTATTTCTTCCTCGCTATTATAATCATATTAAAACCCTCTTCACAATATTCGATTTCTGTTAATCCCACCTTATTAATTTCTTCGTTAAAGAATTTCCTGTCAAAGCAGACATAATGAAAGTTCCCCGGATAGTCCTGGTTACCATAAAGCAGGCATGATTTTTTCTTTGAATCACTACCATTCCTTATAGAATCAGCAATAGCTCGTAAATTAGGTAACTTAAATTCTATGATCCCGCCGGGCTTTAATACTCTCATCCATTTCGTTAAAACATTTTCAGTTTGTGCAATAGGGAAATGTTCGATAATACCAGACGCTAAAATATAATCAAATTCGTCGGTAACAAAACTGTTATGCCATTTAGGCTTAAAGATGCTACTTGTTAAATCCCACGCGTCTACAATGTAATCAATTCCGGGCAGGTCACGCTCGTCAATATTAATACAATCATACTCTTTTGTAGGGTAGTGTTTGTATGTTCTTGTACCTGCTCCGATGTTTAAGGTTTTTTTTTGCATTTATCTTTTCCTAGAATCGGTAACCACATTTTTTGACTTATAACGGCTTTGTTTAAACTACCTCTCGTAACACTCTTCATAACCAAACCGCCTAACCGTACCCTTGACAATATTCCCAAATGAACAGAACTTAAACTGATGCCATAAACATTTTTGGCAAAACTCATCATTGAGCAATCTCTATAACATATGCCATAGAATATAACAATGCCAATAAAAACCCCGCCACTGCGGGAACATTTTTTTTGCCCGCCTCTCTCATTATATTAAACGCACACATAAAAATAACCATTACATTTAATATAATCCTTATTATAATTCCTATTTCCATTTTTCTCTCCAACTATGTTTAAGGTTTTTTTCATCTATTGCTTTCCTCTAAATAATAAACAGCTAAATCTTTTTTGTATATCTCTCCCATTGATTTAATTATGTTTTCAATTTCTTTAGATGTGGAGCTATGAATAAATGGCGTTTCAATTTCTTTATTCGTAATGGCTACCGCTCCACCCCTAAAAGCTTTTTCGCTTAGCTCTAGTACTGTCTTTTCAAACTGTCCCATCTTCACTCCCTTACATATCCAGCCGATTTAATTACATTCTGTTATTGCTTTCCACTATCTGGCAGTTAAGAATTTCTCCTTAAACCATGTGCCACCATCTTTCGTTTTAACAAAGTACACCACACCAGAATCATCAAACCCTAACATACTTATTCTACCAGGCCCACGTAAATCAGTTGCAACCATTTCGTCTAATCCGAATTTGTATTCAACTACTTTTTTCATCTTTTTTTCTCCTGTTGTTTATTTTGGTTGACCATCTCCCTTATATACCAACTTTGATAGTAATGTTAATATTGTAACATTTACCTTAAGCAATTCCGCAAGCATTTTATCTCTATAAATTACTCCAAACCCAGAAATAGGACAACCATCAGCAAAATCACCAAAATCCTTTAATAAACTACTAAACTGTTTAAACTCTTCATACTCTGTCTTTTCCACTGTTCTCCTATTCCGCACTGTTAAGGCGGGCTTGTAATAACGGGGATTATCAAAATTAGCAGTCATAAATCCCGGAGGCCTTAAACATATATAGACTTGCTTTATACATGTATCACCCCATCCATCAATTTTACAATTAATGGTGATCTCTTTGGTAAATCTTCAAGCTCACCCCAAAGACCAGCCTCAGTACAAACTATATCTCCATTCCTTGTGCCTAGTAATACACTATATAACTTAACGCGACCATTCTGTGCCACTTTAAACTTGTCACCCGTTTTCAAATCTGATCTTTTCATCTTACTCCTCCGTTTCTTTTTTGTCTTTACCATGCATCTTGTCAAAATCTTCTTTGGTATTACATTGTTGAGATGCTTCAACTAAAGCTAAAAAATTAAATGGTGCTTCCGGGTCATTTGAAAGCTCTCTTCTATCCTTTTGGCCCAGGTGCTGTTTACCTAACCATATCTGCATTGTATCACTTGGTAGTTTTAAAAATTTACCATCTTTCTTTATACCAGATGCGTTCTGAAATTGTAATCTTCTCAATGATATTTTACCCTTAGCAGACTTCTTTTTAAAGACCTGTTCAAATGTTACTTTATACTTACCTTTTATTTTACGTCTTAATGTCAACGTATCACACCCAAACCATTCAGCAATCTCTTCCTCGGTAGCCTGTAGGGAGCATAATTTCTCAAACTCTTCCCAGTCTATTATTATCTTAGCCTGTGGATCGTTTTGATCTATTTTGGGATTGTTCTTTGCCATTCTATTGCCTTATATATGGCTTAATTTCTGAAATGTTTATATTTTCAATTCGCATTTCAATCACCCTTACTTATAATTCTATTTCACTTTCCTTAACATAATCATACATAACCATACGATTTATACTACCACGGCCAAGCGCCTTGCCGATTCTGTCCAATGCTTTTGTATGTCTTTTTAATAATTCACAGCCCTCTTCAAACGTTCTCGGATCGTCCTCATCAAAACTTATATTGTAATTACTTGTCATATCTCACATCCTTTAAATATTGCGTAATATAATAAATATTTATCACATTGTCAAGTGATTAATTTAATTTGTCAATTTCTATTTTTAACGTCACTGTCTTTCAGTTCTACATTAATCATGATCTTTCTCCTATAATTTAAATATATCCTTAAAGAAATCCGGCATCGATTCAGTCCCGCCGGTATTCCGTTTGCTTTTCATCGCATTGTCCGCCAATTTTAGTTTGTTATAACAGGTAGGACATAGTCTAATCATACCCTTTAATATTTTACATTTATTAACCTCTCCGAGATATGCATTACAATCCTTACAGTATATTTTCATAATACAACCTTTTCTATGTCTTGAACTATCCCATCACGTATTTTAACTATTAAATAACCAAGCTCAACTGGATCGTAACCGGCGCGTTCTGCGTACCCATCAATTCCGATTTGATAAAGTTTTAAAAATGATCCGGTATTCCCGTACCATCTTCTATCTGGTTCAATATAAGAATCGGCACCGTTCCCAGCTTTTAAATATTCCTGGATTAACTCCTCATCATTTGATCTTAATATTAACTTTTCTGCCGGTGGACAAACTAAAAGTAAATGGGTGTGACCAATACACATGATAAGACAATCTGATGCTTTATGAATTAATTTCCTTTTAAGACTTGCTTTCATGTTGGCCTGTTGCTGTTCATAATCTTTTGCATTTGAAACTATGCGTCCCCTAAAACCATGAGAGAGGAACATTTTACAAATTTGTTTTTCTTTATGTGTTAATTTTAATTTACAAGTCCAGGTTCCATACGGTACATTTAAATGATTTTCATCTGTCATTAATTTTGACAGGTCACCAAACCTTTTCAGGGTATCCTCATGATTACCTTTAAGCCATGCCAAACATTGACCGGCTATTGGTTTATAAATTTCAACCACTCTTTTGACTTGCTCTAATGGTATAGGTTCATCACATGAGGCGAAATCAAAACGTTTATCATCTACTGTTATTCCTTCAATTGCATCACCCATATGTACAAAAAACCTACTATCCCTTTTAGCCAAAAGCCATTTTTTCATCTTATTGATACCAGCATGGTGATACATGGTTGAACCGATATGTGTATCACCGTGTAATGCTATTTCACAATTCAAGGGAATTTCAGCTTTTAAAAGTTCCATTATGGTGTCCTCCTTGACGGTTTGCAATTACTTCTTTCGTGGCTTACGAATCCAGCATCCATCTCAGTTAATGGTTTCCCGCAGTTAATACAAAGATTATTTGCTTTCCATTTTTGCGTATTTTCAAATACTAGCTTCCTATGTTTTGCAAGACATTTATCACATTTAGTAAATTGTGATCTTTTAGGTGCGCCACATTTATAACACAATCCCTTTCCCCGTCTGATTTCCTCCCACCTTCTTTTTGCACATGGAATATATTTTTTTAATATTTCATTATCCATTATGCCTCCGGTCTTTGTTCAACATGTAAATCGTTTTCTGTTATCTCTCCAATATCGAACACATAAAGTTTATTATTTGAAATTACAGATAAAGCATGTCGCATATTTCTACTTAACGCCTCGCCCGTTAGTATACCTATTCTCGTAGAATTGTTAATCTCATCTATAACGCTTTGTTTGTCCCAGCCAACACCTAAAATTACCCCGCCACCCGGCATAAAATTATGAATTTGTTCTTCTTTATATTGATTTATAAACCCTATAATACTATCCTTGTCTGCCAACCAGACACCATTTCTGCCCTCCGGCGTTACTGTTATTTTCATAATCCCCTCCTGTTCATGTACAACCCTTACAGTTTCCTGTACACGTTTTGTTGTCATGTACAAATTACACCTCCCCCTCCTATTCTGCATACATCGATAAATATAATGCTTCACGGAACTTCATTAATCTTATTCCCCGTGTATACCAATATGGCCGGAACCAATACCTTTTTTTCCTGACCATAAATACAGAACATACACCCTTACTAATTATATAAATATGCCCTATAGGCCATATAATAATCATAAGCCATTTTAGTATAAACATTTCACTTTCTCCTATTCTGAGCCATGTATAGCCTCAATTGTGCAAGTGTCCAATGTGGTACTTCGCTATCCTTGTCTATCTTTTTAAAACAGCCACGCACAAGATGGGTGAGGGATTTCCATGCGTGGTAATTTGCGGAGTGGTGTAAAAATTGCTCGTCTTCACCTATTGAATGTTTACGACCGTGACCGTAAAGGGCCGCTATAACCCGCTCGTGTTGGTCTGCAAAAAATCCATAAAAATAATGATATTTTCCTAAAAGCTCATCTTCTGTTTGTTTCATTATTTTCCCCTTTCATCCTTTTAAAACGACCGGCCTCTGCTAATATCTGTTAGCTCGAAAATCCCAAAGTACATCCAAATATTTTAAGATTTATAAAAGAACATAAGGCCAGTCGCTTTGTTTATAACTCCATTTTTATCTGTTGCATCTTCTGCCGTTCCTGTTCTAATCTTTTTAAGCTGTCAGTCCAATAGTCTATATCTGTTTCAAATGCGATATAATCAAATCCCATCCATTCACAGGCTATTGCTAAACTGGCTGATCCGGAATGAGTGTCAAGTATCTTGTCGCCTTGTTTGGCGTAGTTGTGGAGTAGCCATTTGTAGAGCTTTATGGGCTTTTGAGTGGCGTGTATTGGCTTGCCCCCATTATCCGACAACGCACCAGCCCGGCTTAAATTGAAAACTTTTAACTTTTTATTGAAACTCGTATACGCCAACTCTCCATCGCTGGTAGAAAACTTTCTCTGTCCCTTATCCCAAAACACCCAACCCATTGATGGCTTTAAATGTTCAACCATATAATTCCCACCCCATATTATTTGGTTTTCCGAAATCCTAAACAATTCCTTAAAGTATTCAGGCTTTGGTTTTTCAGAATCCCATTCAGACCGCTTGTGTTGAACCCATCCAAATTCTTTCATGCCAAAATTTTTACTTCGATTTATCCCATACGGCGGGTCGACTATCGCCAACTCAAAATAGTTATCAGAAAAATGCGCCATACCTTTCATATTGTCCATGTTGTAAATTTTATTCAATTCTAACATTTACTTAACCCGTTATTTATACACTATTAATCTACTGAAAATTATCGTAAAAGTCAACAAGAATCTCTATTCCTTCCCGTTTAAAA